GATGTGGATTGGCTGAACGGAAATTGTATTTTTGTTAGACTATTGGCACCTATTTTTCGTGCCAATACAGACTAGAGGTGACAGCAAATGAGAGTTTGTTACTAGACGTAGACCCTGTACGTGGAAGGAAGAAATCCGCGACTAAATAGTCACCCATTCCCACCTTAGACTGAACTGAAAAAGACTGTGTATCTATGCCACCACCTGACTCATCGTCATCATAAGCCAAGGTCTTATTCATTGGGTGCCACAGCTTGTACTTTCGGATGCAACCATCCTCATTCCCGGAGGCGATAGTTCGGGTCTTGTCGTATTTAACCGTAACACGTGAATTATCCAAAGATGCGGTCATAGCGTCGGTCCAATCGCGGAACTTTGCACCTTTGAACAAAAGATTTTCTAATGTATCGCGATACGTGTTGTTCGGTACCTGCATGATAGCGCGTTGGTACCCATTCGCGTTCTGCTTAGTCAACGACCAATTAGAAGTATCAAGTTTAGGCATAGCAGCATTGATGCCCTTGAAGGTAAAGCAAATGCGACGCCACTGCCAAGGGATACCATCGGAAACCTGTATCTGCACGGTCTCGGATAGACCTCGCATAAACACATTTGAGGCAGTACGACTCGCGTCATATATGGGGGCGGCGGGAGAAGTGGACTGATCAGTGGCCTGAGGAAGACGCCCAGTGGCACACCACAGAATGGCATTGGGTACAGCGTACCCACCATTAATAATGGCCGCGTCATTCAAGAAGCCTGCGCCTCCCTGCTGAGACAGAGCAGTTATGTTGGTGTAGGGCATCATCGTATCCCGCTTCTTTCGAGCGGTAAGATTTAGTATCATTTTCTTTGACAGGCCTTTCTTCCGATAGGTTCGCTTCCTGCCGTAAGAGCGTCGGCGGACGCCACCACGCTTCTTTTTGCCGTATCGGGAGGACCCTCGGAGATTGTGAGACTTGGCGCGCGAATAAGCCATCGTGATTTTGTGGGGCGGACATTTGGGAAAGTCCGAAGTGCGAAGGGGGAGGGGTATTTATAGGTAAGGGAGGGAAGGGAAGGAAGGAGAGAAGACTATAATATTAATCAGTCTTCTCCCATCGTCACGTGCAAATGCCACCTGCCTTCAAGTTTTTCGGAAAACATGTCCTCCTTACCTACGCCCAATGTGGAACGCTCGATGCTCTGGCTGTTGAGCGACTTGTTGGATCAACTGGTGGGAAGTGTATCATCGGAAAAGAGTTGCATGTTGATGGGGGAATTCATCTCCATTGTTTCGTGCAATGGGAGTCTGAGTTCACAACAACGGACAAACGTCAGTTCGATGTTGGTGGATGCCACCCAAATTTTCGGAAAATGTATCGCACACCGAAGAAGGGATATGCTTACGCAATCAAAGATGGAGAGATTGTTGGAGGGACTCTCGAAGCCATCGACGTCATCGGAGATGAGTCAGAACTTTCGGGCCGAAATAGCGATAGCCGACGGAAATCGCCGTGGTTTGAAATTATCTTGGCAGAGTCTCGTGATGAGTTTTTCGAATCTTGCGCGAGGCTGGATCCAAGATCACTCTGCGTTGGATTTATGGGGCTCAGCAAATACGCTGACTGGAAATATCGAGTGGATCGATCCCCTTACAGTACGCCCGGGGGAGTATCTATTGAGGCGTCCACTGTACCAGCACTGTGTAACTGGGTACGAGAGAACTTGGGACCACGTGAAGGTCAGTGACGCTCCGCTGGCCTTGCCGGGGGCAACAGATAGGACCAAAGGTGTCTTGCCTCAAGTGGGAACTCGGCGCTCGTCCCTCGCTGTACCCTCGCCCCAGACGGCGCTTTCTTGATTACTTGCTGACATACAATAGGCGGGGCTAGGCGAATGAGTCTATGCTTATACGGTGAAACCCGTCTTGGCAAGACATTGTGGGCCCGCAGTTTAGGCAGCCACGCGTACTTCGGTGGCCTATTTTGCCTGGATGAGTCAGTCACGGATGTGGATTACGCCGTGTTTGATGATATGCAAGGAGGATTAGAGTTTTTTCACGGCTACAAGTTTTGGTTGGGTTGTCAGGCGCAATTTTATGCGACTGATAAGTACAAGGGTAAAAAATTGATTGACTGGGGGAGGCCTTCCATTTGGTTATCCAATGAAGACCCCCGTCACGATAAGAATGCAGATGTGGATTGGCTGAACGGAAATTGTATTTTTGTTAGACTATTGGCACCTATTTTTCGTGCCAATACAGACTAGAGGTGACAGCAAATGAGAGTTTGTTACTAGACGTAGACCCTGTACG